TGGCATACGGCAATCCTGATGCATACCGTTCGACATTTAGGAAATTGCTACCATCGTGCGTGCCAATCGACGCATCGCCTCGCACATCCAACGCGACCGCCGGACTCGCCGTCCCGATGCCCACGCGGTTGTTCGCGCTATCAACCTTGAGCGTCGAGGTATCCACCGTCAGGTCGCCGCTAATCGTCAAAGACGATAGGGTGCCGACCGACGTTGCCGCCGCCGCGACGTTGGCCCCGGTGATCTTGTTGTTTCCGCCCGATCGGGCTACGACGTACTCGTCCGTCGCTTGGGCGGCACCGCCACCCGTCAGTTGCGAAATCTTCTGGTCAGCCATTGGTCAAAGAGGGATGGAGGTTAGACAGGCTCATCGCTGTATGCTAACACACAGCGACAGTTGATGACTTCAGCGGCATCGGCAGACGGGTCCAGCGGGTACTGAAGTGACTCGCCTGTAAAGGTGACGAACGGCTCGTTCATCGCCACCGTCACATCGTTCAAGGCGCGGTGCGTGTCGCGGGTCTCTTGATCCTCAAAGGACAGCCAAGTCTTTGACCGGAACAACTCGCCTTCGGCTTGCGCTTGGTCCCACGATCCTTCGCTCATCGCGCCCGCCGATTCCGTCCGCGCAATCGCATTGGTGCGAGCGTCAATCCGGTCCTCACCATAGATGGCCCGACCGACGAGGCGGCTAATCTCATTGACGCTCAACCCGGCCCGCTCACCCGCCCGGATTGCGGCGGTGACTTCCTTGACGCTGGTATCGCCCACGTACTTTGACAGACGTTGAGCGCGGCGGTCAATCGCCTTGAGTGCGGCGGCTTTGAGTTCCTTTGCCGACAGCACACCCGTCAAGTCCTCGAACTCGTCTTGACGGACCTGACGGTCGTTCAGCGCGGCAGAGATGCTAGACTTCTTGCCCGCCACATCGACGGCACCCGACTCGTAGGTCTTGGTGATGAGCGGCGTAAAGCTGTCGGCCCAATCCTCACGGAACGCGCCGTCTGCCTTATATAGCTTGGTCACATTGGCAATGGCTTGCTTGACCGTCTTGGCAGAGGCAATCGCGCTGGTCACCTTCTTGCGTTCGCGGGTAAACTGCGCCGTCGCCATCGCCTTGTATTTCTTTTCCTCGGCGTCGAGCTTCTGCTGGGCGCGATCCCAATAGGCACGGCGTTGCTCGGTGGTCTGCAACCGCACAGGCCGCATTGACTCCTCGACCTCCGGCTCCTCCGGCTCCTCTGGGGCTGGCGTAAAGCCCTCCAGCCCGTCGAGCATTGCGCTTACCAGCGCGGGAGCAATCTTCGGGAACGCGGCCTTAATCAGCGCCTCGACCGTTTCACGCGGGAGTTCCTTGTCAAGCAACTCCTCAACGAGTTCGACCAGCGCCTTGATTTGCTCGCCCGTCAGTCCGTCCTCGGCATAGGCGCGGACCCGCTCGGTCATCCGCATCCGACGCGTGGAGCGGTCCTCGGACTTCTCCTTCGCCTCACGGATGACGGCCCGCATATGGTCTAGCCCACGGTCCCCGACCGCCAGCCACTTGATCTGCGCCACGACTCCGGCAAGCTGGAAGTCGCCACGGTGCCGAGCGACCCACGCCTCACGCAAGCGGATGGCGTTCTCCTCGGCCTCACCGTCTGGCACCCCACCGCGCTTGGCAAGCGGGGCGAGCTTGGCGAATTGCTCGTTGCCTTTGATGTTGCCGCCCTTCCGCCAGATGTCGGGCCAGTTCTCCTTCAGATTCTCGGCCTCACCAACGGGAAACAACTGGTACTGCGAGTTGCGGAGCGTGACCTTCTTATCGTCGCCGTCCTCGGGGAAGTTCGTGACGGCCTCGGCGCGAGCTTCGGCAGTCGGCGCGGCGACGGATGGCGTGAAGCCGCTCATGCCGGAGAGCATCTGGTTTACCAGTTCCTCTGGCACCAGCGGGAATGCCGCCTTGATCAACGCTTCAACGGTATCGGCGGGCAACTGGTTCGCCGCCAACTGCGTGAGCATATCAATGAGCGAGGTGACCTGTGCGCCATTGAGTGCCTGTCCTTGCACATCTGCCGACACCGCCGTTGGACCCGTGGCGTTGATGGCGTCAGGCGCGATGTCTGGTGTCTCGTTATCCGTCGCCGGGGGCTGGTCTGCAATGTCACGCGGGTCGATGACCGCAATCGCGGCAGGGACCAACTCGCCGCCCATCGGCTTGAGCAGGGTATCGGTCGGCTCGGGGATGGGCGAGAGCTTCAGCGCCCGACGGCTTTCCTCCCACGTGCGGAGGCTCGACTGGAACTCGGCGCGGATACGGGTTGAGGTTTCGGTATCGTTCTCAACGAGATCGCGGAGGATGTCGTGGTCGTAGGTGACCCAGACATCCCCGAACTCCGGCGCAAGCCAATGGTTCAGTTCGTCCTCAAAGGCCGAGAACAGCGGCTCAATCGTATGTTGGACCAGCCTAGCGCGAGCCTCGGCATACTGGATACCAGACAGCCCACCGTCGCTAGAGGCCGACGCGATGCCAACCATCCGAGGGTCCACGCCGAACGCCGCGCAGATGTCCTCACGCGAGACACGGCGGAGGTCAGGGAACTCTAGGTCGGACAGCGTGAAGCCGAGCGGCTTGATGTCCTTGACGGCCCCGAAGAACGCAGGGACGCCGCGCTTGCCGCGATCCACCACGCGAGCGGTGTAGCGGTCTTGCATAGCCACCGCATCTTCGGTTGATGCCTCATCAGCCATCAGCACCGCAAAGGTCGGGGTGCCGTCGTTCGTCACCACCTGACGGACGTACTGCGTGGCCTCGTTGTCCGCGAGCAGGGAGCCGATAGCCGTAGCCCCACGGGGATAGCCAAAGACATCGGCCTCAAACGGACGCCCCATCTCCAAATCGCGGAAGTGCAACATATCCTCGACTGGGACGTTGACGATGATGCCCGCCCAGTTCGCATAGTCGTACCGACGCGGATCACCCTCGGTGTCAATCCAGACCTGTTGGATGGACTCGGGGTTGACAGGAGACAGGCCGAACGGGGCGCGGTTCGGGCTGGTGCGGTTCATCGTGAAGAACGCGTTGCCGTAGCCCAAGAAGTCCACGGCGAATCGCGCTCGGAACTGGCGAGCGGTAAAGCGCGGGCCGGGGTAGTCGAGGAGCTTCTGGAGCGGGTGATCGGCACCGACGCGGGACTCAAAATCGCCCTTCTCCTTCAGCACGACCAGCGGCACCGACGCTACGATGTCCGCGATGACCCGCATACAGGCATGAACGACGGGGTGGGCGTTGAAGCCCTGCACTCGGACGGTACGCCCATCGCGGCGGTACTCGGTCGGATCTGCCGTGCGGACCAACTGCATCTGCTGAGTGCCAGCCCCGAAGTTCGGGTAAGTGGTCGGGATGATGGCGCGGGCTTCCTCACCGCTAGACAAGGCGCGGAGTGCATCACTCACACGCAATAGGAACGGCTTGCGCTTACTGTCGGACAATGATGCGCCCCGCGTCAGAGGTTATGGCACCTCAAGGGTAACGCGATTGCAAGCAAGGGGCAAGCCCTTACACGACAAACACCGACGGCCCCTTCTTGATAAGTGGCGACAGGGCATAGCGTATGGCGTCCCAACAATGGTCGTTGCCGTCCTTCAGCACAGGTAAAACCTCATCTGTGCGAGCGTCGGTCTTGTACCGCCAGAGCCGCGCTTCCTCAATGGTGCGCTTGCACCTCGGATGAATCACGATGGTGGCGTAGGATCGGAGGTGCTGAATGCCGTCCTCCACGGACCCCGACCACTTGGGCGCGGCCTCACAGCGAAAGCCCCGCTTCTTCATTTCGGCTATGGTTTCCGGTCGAGCGGAATCGGCTCGCATCACGTACTTCCGCGCATCCGGTACGCTGTCAAACACTCGGGCCGTGGCATCGCTGTCAAGCTGGATACCCCCTGCCTCATGCTCAACGTACAGCACATTGTCGTAGGTGTAGCATTTGACAAGCGCCGTGGCGTCCCGCGCAAAGCCCCAGTCCACGCCGAAGTACGGCCCTTGCCATTCCGCCTTTGGCTCAAACTCTTGCACCTGCCACTTGCCTGACAAGACCTGTGCGTCCGATCGCGCCCACGGATCACCGCCCCAGATGTGCGCGAAGGCTTCTGGGTCGGCCTTGAGCAACGCATCGGCTTCGGCTTGCAATACCTCGGGGAACCACGGGTTGTCGCGGTACGTCACCTTGCGGCAAACCGCCTTGTCTGGCGGGGACTTGATGAATCGCTGGTAGGTCGGGTCGGA